CAACTGTGGTAAGTCTTATTTTTGTTACGCGTTCGTTCTCGTTTATCACGGTTACTACTTGCGCGAGTTTTTCACCTGTCATTTCGTAAGTCATAACAAGCAAATAATGTGTAAAGGCAACGTTGAAATAAGCACGTCCTTCGTCTAACGAAAGCCACGCATATTGATTCGCTGTATTTGTGTTGAGATAAACCATTCTAACTGTTCCTTTACGTTAAAATTACAACACGTAGGGACGTTTTGTCCCTATGTGTGTAAAAGTTTTTTGATTAGTCAAGTATTGACAAAGGCGCACCGCTCAATTTGTAAGCGCGCTTAGGAGTTTCGTGAACGAATGCAAGTGTGTATCCGTTCATGTCGCCAAGTGCTGTTCCTGTCCCTGCTGTTCCTGTTGAAAGGTCAGCACCGAACTCATAACCAACAGCCCACCAGTTGTCGTTTGAATCGTTAACGAAAACCATTGGACGACCTTGTGCAACTGTTTGTAATTCAAGACGCTTTGCTGAACTTAATTTGTTTAGCATTACGTTAACCGTCTGTGTGTAGAAAATAGTTCCTGCATCACGGTTGAAGTTAATAGTTTCTTCGAACGATCCTGTTTGCGTTGGTAATTCGTATGTGTACAAATCACCTGCAACTGGACCAACAATTAAAGTAACGATTTCGTTTGCGTCAAAAGTTAACGAAGTAACTGTGTCACAAAGAATAATTTTCTTAATTCCACCGATGCCGTCTTTGCAATCGAGTGTGAAACCTGTGCTTAATTCACATGCCATAATTATATGTTTTTTATTAGCACAAAAGAGGAGCGGTGTTTAGCCGCTACCTCTGTTTATGCAAGGGTTAGAATGGTTGAATTATGCGTTGTAGTAAGCGATCTCGTTTCCGAAACCGTACTGAACACCAGCGAAGAAAGAAGCAGCAAAACGAACGTTGTCAGAAAGGTCATGTGCATACATATCCAAAAGAGCAACATTGTTCCATTGGTCAAGTAAGTTAGTACCGAACCAAGCGTTAGACTTCTGCCACATTACCATTGTAGAGGTAGACATTCCAGGACACTCGATGATTTCGTACTGACCGTTCCAAGTCATTTTCACTTCCTCTCCTTGATACAAGTAGTTACCACCGCCAAGTCCTAAAACTGCATTACGATAGTGTTCTGCAACGTCAGAAGAAAGTAAGATAACAGGCTTCTCAGGAGCGCGACGAACTTTCAAAGGACAAGCAGCAACAAGCAATTTGATTTTAGCAATTACGTTAGCTTCTGTGATAGCAACTGGAGAAGCAACAGCGTTAACTGTTCCGTCAGCACTAAGCAATGTTTCGAAACCATCGTACTCACCAGCAGTTGCGTTAACACCCTGCCAAATCAAACGCTCATTCTCCGCTGCCATTCCTGCTAAGATGTTAGCAATCATTGCGTCAGCTAAAGAAGCGTGAAGTTGGTTGTTTTGAGCAGCAGCCGCTTCCCAATCTGCTAAGAAATCTTTCTTACAAAGTTGTCTGTGAATTTGGAATTTCTCCAAAGTCAAAATACGCTCAGTTAAAGTAACTGTTCCTGTTGGTGTGAAGTCACAAGTTGCGTTTGCAAAAGTGATTGAATCAACTAATTTGCGAACAACTTGTTTGTACTCGATGTTCTCTTTGAATGTAACCGCAGCCAAAGACTCGTTACTTAAAAACGCAGCGCGGATATATCCTGCTGCCTCTCTACCAGCGAAGGTAGTTGTTAATGATGTTGTAGTAGCCATTTTTTATTTTATTTTTTTATTTGTTTAAGTGAAATACGAAACGCTCCTCTGCGGTCATTTTGTGATAAGACTTTGCAGGTGTGTTTACTTTTGCTTGCTTTACTTCTTTGATTGAAGTAGCGGCAGGCTGTGCGCTTAATTTTGTTACTTCGCTTGAAAGATTCTCATTCGCTTTTTTAGCTTCTGAAAGTTCGCTTTCTAACTTAGCAATCAACGAAAGAAGTCCTTCAACCTCTGCGTTGAATGTGTCCTCAACAACAACTTCCGTTGATTGTTCTTCTTCGATTGTTACTTCAACCTCTGGTTCTTCAACCATTGGCTTCAATTCAACAAGTAGTCCGTCAGCAACAACTACAATAACCCCTTCGGCTGTTGTGTATTCTCCGTCCGCTACAACAACTTCGTTGCCTTCTGCGTCTTTTGCGAATACACGAACTCCAGGCGCCCATGTGTCGCTATCTGAATAGATGCTTGTTCCGTCCTCTAATACCGCTTCAACCATTTGCTTAACCTCAACAACTTCTTCAGCTGATAGGCTTACATTGTGCTTTGCGAAAAGAGCGTTAACTTTTTCTCTTAAGTTCATATAAGTGTTTATTAAATGTTTAGTTCCTAAATAGAAAAACTCGTATATTTGTTTCACAATTCGGCTTTTCATAGGTTGATTTTGATTTTTAGGTTTGACGAGGGGAGTAGTTACCCCTCGTTTTTTTTTACTCTAAAGAATCTAATATCGTGTTTAGCGTCTTCATTTCGTCGTCGGTCAATCCGTAAGACTTGAACCCCATTTTACCGCCATCGTCCGTTATCTTGGTGAGTGCGTTAAGAAACAGGGTAGCATCGTCGTTGAATAGTTCGATCTTTAAGAACCCCCCTGCTTCGATGTTCATTACTTGCCTTTGAGTATTGCGTCTAATTCTTCAAGCAAAGTGCTAACGTGTTCGCTTAAATACATTTCTTTCTCGGCAAGGAAGTTCCCTTCGATAGAGAAACCTAACACTTCTTTGTTTTGTATCTGTTGCTTCACTTCTTCGTTGTCTACTTTCATGCAACCGAACCAAGTACCTTCTGGAAGGTCGAAGCCGAAGTTCTTGCTCTTGTCGTTTTCTCCTTCAATGATCCACGTTTCCACCAACGAAACACCGTCAACTACTTTTGCGTGTTCAACTGTTGCGTTGTTCGTCTTGTTTTGCTTTAAGTAATTGTAAGCAATTGCTCTGATTGTTTCTTTCGAATACTTAACGTAGTATTCTTCGTCCGTCTTGTCATCGCGTCTGTAAATTAGTTGGTCTGGAATCAATAACGCTCCGTACAAAAGACCTCTGAAATCTTCTTTGAATTTCACAACGTGTTGTTCACTTAGTGCAACAAAGTCTACACCGATTGCAGGTTGTTCAACTACGCTGATTGCGAATACACCCAACAACCCTGCGTCGTCAATTCCGTATTCTATTACTTTAATTTTTTTCATTGTTTATCCTCCTAATCTTGATTGGTTTTGAATTAATTGTTGTGCTTCTAAATTGCTGCTTACTTGCGTTCCAACGACGTATGCCTGAAGCGGTGGTTGTTGTTGGTTGGGTTGGTTGCCTACAAAGGCGAAGTTCGCAGGTGAAGGAGCGTTTGTTCCGTTATCTCCGCCACTGCCTGCGCTCATATTTGTTCCAGAAGGCGCACTTGCATTTCCGTATTCTGTCTTTGCAATCTTTATTACGTTAGCTAATCCCATTGCACCAACGATTGACGCTTGAATAATACGAGCCGTTGTCGAAGGCATTGTCTTGTCGTTTAACGCTCTATTTATACCGCCATAAGTGTCGATTACGGCAGACGCGTAGTTTAATGCTTTTTGAATTTGAAATTGCTTCTTAGACTGTTGTTGTCCTTTCTTTGTAAACGCTTCGTTTAATGCTGTTAAAGCGTCCAATCCAGAACTTGCAATGTCTAATCTTTGCAACATTTGAAGCCTTTGTTTTTCGGCTAATTCTTTTGCATTTGCTTCTTGTGCTTTCTTGAGTTTTTCTTCTTGCGAAAGAATTGTATTTACAACAATTTCATTAAATTCAATTTTCTTAAGACCTAAAGATTGAACTTCTTGAAATTGTGTTTTTGCTCTTTTTGTATCTTGTTTATCTTTTTCTAATCTTTTTAAGTCCTCAACAGTTGTTTCGGTAGCAATTGCAAGTTTAGCATTGCGAATAATTTGTTCTTCTTCTAAAAGTTTGTTTAATTCTGCTTGAAGTTGTTTTTTTCTATTTTCTTGAAGAATTTCAAATTTTGTTTGTTTATCTCGTTGAGAAAAATTTTGTCTTGCGTCAGTTAGTATTTTTATGTCAGTTACACGTTGAGCATCTAATGAGGCTTTAATCTCTGTTTGCTTTTGAGAAATAACCGCAAGTTGTTGCGCTCTTAAATTTTCAAATTCAGCAATTGCTTTTTCTCTTTCTTGTTGTTCTTTATATCCTGCAATAGTTAACTCTCTGGCTTTTTCAATTCCTTTTAATCTATCCGCTTCGCCTTTGTTAGTTATTCCGCTTAACAAGTTACGCATCTCAATTAACTTGTTCTCTTTTTCACGAATTATATTAATGTCGCCAGTTGTTCTTGCGATTGCAAGTTCGTTCTCTGCAACTGTTATATTATTTCGTGCTTTCTCCTTTTCAAGTTCAAGCGTCTTAAAACTTTCTCCGTATAACGTTTTTTCTTTGTTAATACGAGCGTCTAAAATTTGATTTTGTTTGTCTAAAACAACATTTCCTTCTTCAAGTTTTTTAACCTTTTCTGCCGTTCCATTTATTAAATCACCAATTTCTTTGTAGTAAACAATCATGGCAGCTAATGCTCCTGCTGCTAAAAAGAAAGGATTAGCAAGTACAGCCTTTCCAAGATTTGCAAGTCCTTTTGTAAGACCACCAACTTCTTCTCTTAATGTCTTAAAATCAATACGACCAACTGCCGCACCCATTCCACTCAACGCTTGTCCTGCGCCTTTTAAGTCAAGCGACATAAGACGTGAACCAAACAAACCAACATTGTTAGAAAGACCTTCGAAAGCGTTACCTGCGTTAGCACTAATCTCAGCACCTAAGTCGGAAATGTTGTCCTTTAATTCGGCTGCTCTTTTTGAAGCTACTTTGAACGCTTCGCTGGTTTGATCCATCGTGAGCAACTGATTATTCAGCGCACGAAGTTCTGCCTTTGCACTTGTAAATCCTTTCGCTGTATTTTCTGCCGCTTCACTCGTCTTATTAAGGACGGTGACCGCGTTGGTGGTTACAACTAAATCTATTGTGTTTGCCATTATGAGAGTAGTTTATATAAAATAAATATCCAAATGGCTACGTTTACGGAAATGCGTGTCACTTTCCAAGCGTAGTGCTTCCACATTTCCAACTTACGTTTGCCGTTAGCAATACGTCCGAACTCGCTTTGACTTTTTATGTTCAACTTAATGAACTCTAAACAAGCGACCATAGCACCTGATTTATTTTCCATGTTTATCATGCTCGTTCTATTATTGCGTTAACAACAGATGCGGTGTTTGCGGTGAAAACAATAGCACTTCCAATACCTATGTTAGTGCCTAATGTGTAAGGACTGCCGTCGTCAGTAATTGTTATGACAGGACTATTCTTTACGTTGTCAATTTTGTTGATTATTAAGCTATAAGGTGCGAAAACGGTTACGCTTAAACTGCTCATGAAGTCAATAGTCCACGTTATTGTGTTGTCGTTTTCACTATCAATCTTCCAGTTGCTTCCGTCACTTACCAAAG